TGATTATGAAGGGTTGTTTGAAAGATGGAAAAATATTCAATCAAATAGAGGTACAATCCATATACGTAATCTTTTAGGTCCAAAAATATGGTGGTCAAATACAAACACTACTATACAATATAAACCATGATAGTTGAAGGTAATAACTTTATATCCCATTATTTAAAACATAATAAACCATTATGTGCTGGCAAAGTAGGTGTAACCGAGCTAAATATTTTAAATTTTGGATACCAACAATACTTAACACATGAAGCAGAAGATATTGCTGGTATGTTTCCGTTTAATGAAAAAACAGCAAGTGATTTTAGAATTAATATGGTAAATGCGCTCGCTCAAGTAGATTTAATTCCTAAATGGAGTAAAATTTTACCCGATTTTGAAAAATCTCTTTTTGCAAATTGCTGCCCAAAAGCACAGATAACAAATTTACAGCATCTTGAACCATATTTTTTTGATAAACCTTGGACAGATTATTTAGAAGGTAAAAAGGTTTTAGTTTTTAGTCCATTTGCAATATCAATAATACAAAATTTTCTTAATTTATCAAAAATTTGGAATAATAAAATAAACCCAAATTTTATTCTTAAAGCATTTAAATACCCTTTTGCATTAAAAATACAGCCAGATTCTAAGTACTCTACATCAGAAGAAATATATCAAGAATTTTTAAAAATTTTAAAAAATGAAGATTTTGATGTTGGTATTTTTGGCACAGGGTATACATCATTATTATTTGCGGCTGAATGTAAAAAACTCGGTAAAACAGGTATTCATTTAGGAGGGTCTACACAAATATTATTTGGAATTAAAGGGCAGCGTTGGCGAGAAATAAAAGAGTTTCAGCCATTTTTTAATGAGCATTGGACAAACCCTCTTCCGATTGAATTGCCAGACAAACGAAATTTATGTGAAGGGGGATGTTATTGGTAATTATGAGTATTGTAATTCAATTTGATCCATGGGCAAGGATGGGAAATCGTATGTTTCAGTATGCATTTGGGTATATTTTAGCTAAAAGAAAGCTTTCACCATTATATCATTTAGAAGGGTTACCGAATTTTAATATTAAACCGTCATCGGGAGATATAAATTGGGCATTAGCTAATAAACCAATTTTGTATACAAAACAATTTGGAAATAATTTTGTTGATATAGATCAAGTATTACAACATAACGGCACAACTGTTGTAAATTCTTTTGTTCAATTATCACAATATTATACTCCATATAAAAATGATTTAAAAGAAGTTTTTAATATAACTTATGACCAATCTTTAATTAATTCCCAAAATCAAATAAACGACAATTCTTTAGTTGTACATATTCGAGAAACAGATTATGTGCAAATAGACGGCTTTTTAGGGTATACTTTTTATAAAAATTTAATTGATACATCAAATTTTACAGATGTTATAATTGTAACAGATAATTCAAAATGTGAAACTGTTCAAAAATTAATACTTGATGGGTGCAAATTACATACAGAAGGATATGTAGATAAATTTGAGACAACATCAGATTCACGATCTATGAGAGATTTTAAATTTTTATTAAACAGCTCTAATATTGCTATATCTCAATCATCTTTTTCGTGGTGGGCTGCATTTTTGGGTAGCCATAAAAAAATTATATTTCCATACAAAACAAATAAGGGGGTATGGCCAATAAATCCTAAACAAGATGATATTGATTTATATTTTGAGCACCAAGGAAATGAAAAATTTATACTATGAAAAACATAATTTATCAACCATGGGGTGGTCTTGGAGACAATCTAGCCCATTCTATTATTCCAGAACTTTGTAATAAAGCTGGATTACCATGTTTCTTATCTAATCAAAATGCATGTAAAAATAGTGAGATAAAAGAATTGGTTTGGGATAATAATCCTTTTATAACCGGTAGAGTTGACTCAACTGATATGAGTTGGTTAGATCAAATTAAACCGTTTGAGACACCCGGTTCAAACCATATTGAAGCTATTCAAAGGGTTTATGGATTTGAACCTATTAGTAAATATCCTCAAATTTATTATTCTCCAAAACATATTATAGATGCAAAAGATATTTCTATTGTAGATTTATCCGCACACTCTATTAGTGGAGATTTTGTCAATAGTATAGATAAATTAAAAGAGCTTGTTAAAAGCGTTTCAAATAACCCAAAAACATATTTTATTATCAATGATAAATTAGACTATGGAAAAAGTTTTAATAGTGTAATGGGTGAATTACCTAAAATAAAAATTACAAGTTTATTTGATTATGCTGATTATTTAGGATCAGTAAAACAATTTATAACTTTGCACTCTGGAGCTCATATTTTAGCTGCCACTATTAAAAATAAATTACAAAGCGATTTACAAATTGATACGTTTTCGTTTAGAAAATATTTAGATAGAGTTGATTATAATTTTCCGAATGTTAATTATATTAGTCTAAATTAATGAAAGCTGCATTACTTACAAAATTAAATGAACCGTTAACTGTAGGTGAAGTTGAATTAACTGAATTAAAATTTGGTCAATCATTAATTAAAATAATTGTAAGCGGTATTTGCGGCGCCCAATTACAAGAAATTAGAGGTGAAAAAGATAATGAAAAACATTTGCCTCATTTATTGGGACATGAAGGGTGTGGTATTGTAGAAAAAGTGGGTCCAGGCGTAACAAGAGTTAAAGCTGGGGATAAAGTTATATTACATTGGAGAAAAGGAGATGGTATTGAATCAGATTTTCCAGAATACATCTATAACGGTAAAAAAATCAAAAGCGGTAAAGTTACAACTTTTAGTGAGTATTCTATTGTATCAGAAAATAGATTAACCCCTGTACCTGCTGATACTCCAGATGATTTATGCGCATTACTTGGTTGTAGTTTATCAACAGCATTAGGGGTCATTAATAATGATGCAAATTTAAAATTTGGAGAAAGAGTACTAATTTTAGGCTGTGGCGGGGTTGGTATGAATCTTATTAAAGCAGCAAAAATGGCAAATGTATCTATTATTAGAGCTGCTGATAAATTTCCCGAAAAAAAAGAAATGGTTGAAAAAGCGGGTGCTATATTTGTGTGCACTGCTACTAATATTTCCCCGGTTGATACAGTTGATTGTATTATTGATACAACAGGAGATACATTATTAATTTCGCACGTTTTATCTTTATTGTCACCTACAGGTAGACTAATAATGGTTGCTGCCCCAATTAAAGGGTCTTGTTTAACTTTTCATAATCCAGCTAGTTTTTTTGGAGAAGAAGGACACTCGATTATATCAACTCAAGGAGGCAAAACAAAACCATCCAGAGATTTTCCTAAATTTGTAAGCCTGTGGAAAAATGGTAAACTTGATATTGATGGCATCATAACACACACTTTTAAATTAGATGAGATAAACCAAGCTATTGAACTTGTTAAAACTGGTAAAGCTGGTAGAATTCTTATAAAGATGTAGTATAATATTACATGGTTACAAAACAGGATTTGATTAATTTTGAATTAAAAATGGTTCAAAATTATAAAAGCGGAAAATTGCCATTTTTATTTCATTTATCTGGCGGCAATGAAGACCAATTAATTGAAATTTTTAAAGACATAAAATCTGATGATTATGTATTATCATCCCATCGCAATCATTATCATGCACTTTTACACGGTATTCCCGCGGATGAATTAGAACAAAGAATTCTCAATGGTAGAAGTATGTTTATATATGATAGACAGAAAAACTTTTTTACCTCAGCGATCATAGGTGGAACCCCTGCAATTGCAACGGGAATTGCATTAGCATTAAAAAGAAAAGGGTCAAAACAAAAAGTTTGGTGCTTTGTAGGGGATGGTACTGAAGATACAGGTCATTTATTTGAAGCTGCTCGATATGTTGACGGATTTGATTTACCGTGTAAATTTATTGTCGAAGACAATAATCGTTCAGTTTGTACTTCAAAAGAAGAAAGATGGGGCAAAGCAACCAATCCAATATTTCCAGACTGTGTAACAAGATATTCATATGATATTACATATCCACATGCCCGCACCGATGATAAATTAGATTTATCTAAAAATGTTCCGACAAAAACACATAATGAATACTTTCCTCCGTTGCCGTTTGAGCAGGACCCTTATATTGAAATTCCTAAAAATTTAGTGTATAAAAAAGTCGCTGAAGATATGCAAACAGAATTAGGAAATATGGGTGCAATTTTTATTGGATATAATGTAAAAAATGGTAATGCAATGGGTACATTAAAACACGTTCCAGATGATCAAAAAATTGAAACCCCTGTAGCTGAAAATTTAATGACAGGGCTAGCTATTGGCATGTCTTTTGAAGGGTACAAACCAGTAGTATATTATGAACGCCATGATTTTATGTTAGTAGCTGCTGATGCAATTATTAACCATATCAATCATATTGAAAGAATATCTCACGGGGAGTATAAAGTACCTGTAATATTACGTTCAGTAGTTGCTGATTCAAGCCCGTTTTATTCTGGACCAACACATTCACAAGATTTTACAAAAGGTTTTTCTGAAATGGTTAGTTTTCCAATATATTGTCCACATAATGCAGATGGACTGTATTGGTCTTATAAATTAGCAATGGCATCTAATAGACCATCAATGATAGTTGAAAAAAAGAGTTTATATATATGAAAAAAATTATTGTAATTGGAGATGCTTGTGTTGATGAATTTATTTATTGTAATTGTAATAGACTCTGTCCAGAAGCTCCTGTACCTTTATTAGATATTGATCACGCTACTAAAAACGGTGGAATGGCAGCAAATGTGGGGNAAAATATTAGAAGTTTAACAACCCCTGAAACGTATGATATTACAATGTTAACTAACGCCAATTGGCCTTCAGTAAAAAAGACACGTTTTGTTGATAATAAAACAAATCATATGTTTTTAAGAATTGATTCAACTGTAAAAACAGAAAAAATTAATATGGACAATTTTGATGCTAGTTTATATGATGCTATTATTATTTCTGATTATAATAAGGGATTTTTGAGTAACGACAATCTTAAAACTATTATTGATAGTCATCCTTTAGTTTTTATTGATACAAAAAGAAAATTGGGTGAATGGGTTAAAAATGCCGCATTTATTAAAATAAATCATCATGAATACGCTAACTCTATTAATGAAATTAAGAGTAATAATTTAGAAGATAAAATTATATGCACTCGGGGCGGAGATGGTTGTGTTTATAAAAATATTACCTATAGTGTGAATAAGGTAGGTGTCATTGATGTAAGCGGTGCTGGAGATACTTTTTTAGCAGCATTAACTGTAAATTATTTAGATGGTTCTAGCATAGAAAATGCAATTATTTTTGCAAATACATGTGCTTCAAAAGTGGTGCAAGAAAGAGGGGTTTCAGTAATAAAATTAACAAAATGAATTTTATTCTTTTCCATAAAGGAAAATGCCCTGTGCATTTATATTATTGTATTAAACAAATTTACATAACACAACCTAATGCTAGAATTTATTTACTTACAGATGATTCAACGATGCTTGGATTTAAGGACACATTTAATTTAAATGATTATACCCCAAATGATCTTCAATCAATTGGGTATTATACAACAGACCATGACCCATTATGGCGAACATCATTTGAAAGATTTTTTTATATTAGAAATTTTTTAGCTAAACATGATATAACAGAAAATATTATTCATTTTGATAATGATGTTTTGGTATATGAAAATATTGAAAATATTAAAGACCGTCTAATAAAATATGTAGATCATATTGGTATTACACCACATAAAGACAATGAATTTGTTTGCGGTTTTATGTATATAAAGAAAGCTATTTCATTACATTTTCTTTGTGATGAGCTTTTAAGTTTGGCTAAAAAAGGAGAAAAACAGCTTGAAAAAGAATTAGGGTCGATGCCACATGAAATGAGATTACTAGGTGAAATTGGTAAAATGACAAGTTTAATAACACCACTGCCTGTATCACCACTTGAACCTGGTAATAATAACTTTGATATTTTTAATGGGGTTTTTGATCCGAGTACATATGGTCAATATATTGGTGGTACTCATTCCGGTCAAGGTCAAGATAAAGAAACAGTGCATTTAAAATCACGAGAAAGATTTATTGATAGACATGTTAATGAAAATTTTAAACCTTATTTTGACTCTGAATTAAAAAGGCCATATTTACTTTTTAATGGGAAAAAAATTATAATTTATAATTTGCATGTACATAGTAAAAATTTGAAGGATTATATATCATGGAATTAATATCCGGAGAAAATTTTCAATCTTTAGCACAAATTAGCTTCTATACTGAACGCAATTGTATTATTGATGATCAATTAAAATCTAAACCACAAAATGCACACAGAATTGCAGATTTTAATGTGAATGATATTAAAAAATATAATAAAATTTTCGTTTATACACATTTTATAAAAGATTTTTTTTCAAAGTTCTGGAATTATATACCTGATGATTTGATACTAATATCACATAATTCTGATGATTGTATTGATGAAAGTTTTAGATATATAGCAGATTATCCAAAACTTAAATTGTGGTATTGTCAAAACCGTGCAATATCTCATTCTAAATTAATAAGTATACCAATTGGTATTGCTAACTCACAATGGCCGCATGGAAAACAAAATATAATAAATTGTATTAGAAATGTTTATTTACCAAAAACGCAAACGGTATATAAAAATTTTAGTATCAATACTAATACATCAAGACGTTCATATATTGATTGGGTTACAAATCAAAATAATATTTTAATGAGCCCGTCAGTTTCAAATTTTGATTATTTAAATGAAATAAAAAAGAGTTTGTTTGTTATATCTCCACCAGGTAACGGTCTAGATTGTCATAGAAATTGGGAGTGTTTAGCATTAGGATCTATTCCTATAATTGAAAATCATGAATGTTTTAGTCAATGGAAAGATTTACCAATTTTATTTACAGATGAATGGTACGATATAAAATTATCTTACTTAACCGAAAAATATAGCAGTTTTAATTTAGAAAAAGGCTTTGAGTTTATTAATATGGATTACTGGAGAAATATCATATGAAAGCGTTATCTCATAGTAAAATTCAAGAGTTGTATGATACATATGTAAAAATCAATTTTACTGATGAATATAAAAATAGATATATACCACTACCGGTACACAAAAATAATAAAAACTGGAAATGGCAAGGCAAAGATTTTCCTAGAGTAATATCATTATTAGAGTTTGAAAGATATATAGAAAAATACAATTTTCAGATTAATGATTTATTAATTTTTAATGGACCTGATGATCCTGAATTAGAATATCTTCAAGGCAGAATTAAAAAAATATATAATGTTAATTATGATGATAATCCTATTAAATGTGATCTTCATAGTTTAGATTTACCAAAAAAAGATTTTGATTTTGTGTGTTTGCATCAAACTTTAGAACATGTATATAACCCTGCACAATGTTTACAAAATATTAAAGAGCATATGAAAGATGGTGCATATTTATATACCAATGTCCCAGCGTGCAATGCCCCGCATAGTGAACCATATCACTATTTTATGGGATACACACCAATGGGTCTTGCAGCATTAGCTGAGCAAATTGGATTTAAAATTTTAGAAATAGGTCAATGGGGTAATGAAGAATATCTTGTTAAACTTTGGACCCGTCGTCCAGGTTGGAGTGATTTTACTCAATTGCAAAACCCGGGATTAAATCAAATTCAGAACCCTGTTATAACCTGGGCCCTACTACAAAAATAATTATGAAAGGAATTCTAAGTATAGATGATATAGCAATAGTTTCTCACGGATTATTTAAAAATTATAGATATGCACTGGGTAACTATTTTAATGAACAGTTTAAAAATGTAAATAACGTTACCGATCTTGATGGTATTGATACACTTTTTATTGTTGATGAACATTTTACACTACATGTAGCAGTGTGGAAAACTCCTGAATTTATTAATGCTCTAAACCAAAAAAAAATTAAAACTGTTGTTTTTAACTTTGAAAAAATATTTGATTCAGCATTTCCATGGAATATAAATCACCAAAAATTAGTGGAAAGTATAAACGGAGTTATTCAATTTGTTTCAGATGTAAATGATGCTAAAATTTTAGGAAAAACTACTATCAATAAGCAGTTGTTATCAAGAGATACTTTTTTAATTAAAACATCGGATATAATAAAAAAAGATGAGATTGCATTTATAGGTCAGTTATCACCACACTGTTATTATCGGCGTCAACGTCTTATCAGTGATCTGATTCAAAAAGGTGTTAATATTAACGTGATAAATACTGATAGAAAAATGACGTATAATGAATATTTACATACTTTAGCAAGTTATAAATATATACTAAATCCGCTTGGTACAGGTGATTTTATTAATATTAGGTATTATGAAGCTATAGATTTAGGGTGCATACCACTTCAGCAATTTACAGATGAAATGGTGCCGTATTATAATGAATTTCACGAAGCGTGTTCATACAATTTTCGAGATGCAAGTACATTTGGAGATTTTAGAAACAAGGAATATTATACTTTAGACTACTATCTTGAAAATTACTTTGAAGATATTAATTTAAAACATCTTATATCATGAATTTTAAAGGGCAAAACGGTCAAGATAAATTTGTACTAGAAACTTTCTTTAAAAAGAAAGACGGCACCTATAAAACAGATGGGAGATTTATTGACATTGGAGCACATAATGGTGTGGATTTAAGTGCATCGTATGTTTTTGAAGAGTTAGGGTGGGATGGTATTTGTATTGAACCAATGGTTGAACAATATGAACAATTAAAACAAGCTAGAAAATGTCAAGCAGTTAATGCAACAATATCAGATCTCATTAACCCATATGTGACTTTTAATAAAATAATAGGTCATCCAGAAGCTGAAATGCTAAGCGGTATTGTAGAAAAATATGATCCTAGACATATTGAACGTATTAAAAAAGACTTAGCGTATTTTGGTGCAAAAACAGAATCTAGGATTATTCGTAATTATACATTTAACGAACTAATCGAACCAGGTCATATTGATGTTTTATTTGTTGATACAGAGGGTGGTGAGCAAGAAATTTTAAACTCAATTGATTTCAGTAAATATGAAATTGATATAATTTGCTTTGAAGATAATTTTTATGATTATAAACATGAAAATAGTCCCTTAAAAGATAGATATGATTGGGTTAAAGCAATCTATTGGGACTATGTTATATCACGAAAAGGGTTTAAACCGTTAGTTGAATTATAATAAAAAAACATATAATACAGTATGATCATTAAGGATATTCCAGTTTACGATGGGTTGCTTTTACATAAAAGATTTGCATATAATTATTTTAGAAAAAAAACATTACCTATAGGCAATATAATTGCTTTTAGGGCACCAATGAATGTATTAGCTGATGGTATGATTGATAGTGAAGATATTATTCAAAATGATTTTATTTTTAGTAAAGATGCAATTAATTTTTGTTGGGAAATTCCAAATTTAGATCCGTTTGGAGCAGTTGCATATCAACGTCTTTTAAATACTCAAATTGCAAATATTTTATCAACAAAATATATTAAAAAACCAATTGAAGTAGATGGTGATGATTTAATGGTTCATAGTGAATTTATAGGCAGTGATGGGACATTACAAAAAGTTGGCAAATGCAGTGTTAGTATTACATACTCTAAAAATAATGTAGCTCTTGGTCATACTGGAATTAATATTGATGCTGGAACAAAAGCTCCCCCTTTTGCATTTAGTACAAATTTAACTGATGAGCAAACAAAGGCTTTTATGGCAGATATTATTGAATTATTTTATAATATAAATGATGATATTTTTATTGCCACAACTAAAGTTATTTGTTAATGACAAGTATATTTGATTATATCAATTCAATAGCATTTTCAAAAAAATCTATTGATCTTAACTGTGAAGATGAATCACAATTTAGTTCATTTATGGTTAATAGATGGCTTTCTTTTTATTCACCTGAAATTTCAAATTATATAAATGAAACAAGCAATAAACAAATAGGTGCATTTAATATTAAGCAAGATCAATACAATTATATATACAATATAATTCCTAAATGTAGATTTAAAAGAATTGCTTACATTAAAAAAACAAAAAAAGATAAAGAAGAAAAAGAAGAACAATTAATTCTTCCAGAATTTTTAAGTAAAAGGGAATATAGTAATCACGTTGAATTATTAAAATCTTTACGTAAGTAGTTTAATATGAAACAACCTCCGGCATCGATCGATCTTTTACCAACTCAACGAAGTTTAATTGACCTTGATGGTTTCCACAAAGGTAACTTTTCAATGGGTGAAGATTTTAAATTATCGTTTGTTTTTGATGATATTGTTTTAGTTGAATTTATTGATGAGGTAAGTGACGGTAAGAGTGATACTATTATGCGTGATGGAATATTAGTTCCTACCAACTCTTTAATTAAAGCTTGGCGTAAAGCTAAGGTAGTTTTAGTTGGTCCAAGTGTTAAATTTTGTAAGCCAAAAGATATTGTTATATTTCCAAATGATAAAGGTGCATCAGTTTCAAATATTGAAATTGAGGGGTATGGTAAATTAAGAAAAGGTGTTTTTTTAAATGAGCAAAGACTATTCGGTATTTGTAAATATATAAAGGATGAGAACGTCATTACAAAGTCTGAAGAGCACTCTAAAAGATAATGTATGTGAAATAATGTTTGTAAGACGTCGCCCGCGAATAGAACGACCTGCAATAAGAAGAATGCTTTGTACATTAGATGATAAAATTTTAACAAGCGTAAACGGAAAAATGACACTTAATTATAGATCTCCATCAAACATGTTACCGTATAATGCAGAAGCTAAAAATCTATTACCTGTATGGGATATTTTTATGCAAGATTGGAGAATGGTTAATATGAATGATTGTCAAATAGTGCAAACAATAAAACACGCAGATTTTTGGAAGTATTTTAATGATAAAATACTTCCACTATCAATTGGCCAAAAAATGGCTTACATGGATTCATGAACGAAAAATCAGAACATATTATAAATAAATTTTTACAAAAGGATATTGTGTTCTTTATTAATTGCGATAAACCTTTACGTTCTGGAAAATTGCTAATTTTTAAATTAAAAGATTTCTACTTTACCTTTTTATTACGTGATGGTGAGACTAATAAGGTATTTGAAATACCATATCCTTTTAATATAGAAGAGTGTAATAATCATTTAAAATTATCATACACAATGGACGATTTTTCTCAAAAAAACTTTGATTTACTTTGCAAAGCTAAATTACTTAAACCGAAAAAAAAGAATAAATTATATAATTCAACGGTTGTTTTATCTGCATTATAGTATTATAATGTAAGGTGTTTAATAATTATTTTCCAGAAGGGTTTACACCAACACCTCAACAAGTAGATTTACTCTCTCAAATAGAAAATGCTTTTGAGAGTGGCTCTAAATTTGTAATTTGTAGTGCTCCGACGGGATCAGGGAAAAGTTTTATTTCAAAAACTCTAGGAAATGCTTCAGGTGAGTGTACACCTGAATTTAAAAACTTAATTACAACATATAAGGCTTTTAGACAAGACTATACCGGGAAATACTTGCACGATATTGACTGTTTTCAACAACCAGCTTTTGGTTGCTTTACATTAACAATAACTAAAGCACTACAAGATCAATACCAAAATTTATTTAATGATTCTGAAATTTTAAAAGGTAAACCTAACTATAAATGCCAAGTTGATACAAGTTTTGATGTGGAGACCGCACCATGTCTATTAACATCGAAACTAAAAGATGATTGTTGGGAAAAAAACATATGCCCTTATTATAATAAGCGAAATGATACACTGACCAATAAATTCGGGGTGCTTAATTATAAAATGTTTATGGCATTGCCAAATCATGTTAAGCGTAAAAATTTTATTGTTTGTGATGAAGCATCTGAACTTGAAGATGAGTTAATAAAACAATTCTCTGTTTTTATTGATCCTGACAAATTAAAACATAGTGGTATCAAAGCACCTATGTTATATAACATTGATAATGATTCAATATTGTCTTGGATTTCGGAATTAATAATTGAGATTCATAGTGCTATTAAAAAATTAATTGATAAGCAAAAGAGCAAAACACTTGAACTTAAAGATAAAATTAAAATTAATTTTCTAGGCAATCTTAACAGAACACTTACTCTTATTAATGATACATGGAAAGATTGTGAATATGTTTGTCAAAGAGAGGGTAAAACGGTTAAATTAGTCCCACTAAAAGTTGATGTTTTATCAAAATACGTTTTTAATTTTGGTGATAAAATTTTATTAATGTCTGCAACAATTATTGACCATAAAAACTTTGCAAAAACATTAGGAATAACAGACTATAAATATATAGAAGTTGGAAGCACTTTTGATTCTAAAAAATCTCCAATATATATTGCAAAAGATTTAAAACTTAATAAACAAAATCTCAATAAAACTTTACCGGTATTGGTTAAACAAATACAAAATATCTGTGATAAACATAAAGACGATAAAGGTATTATTCATACACATACTTTACAAATAACAGAGTTTCTTCAAAAAAAATTAAAGGGTGATAGATTTTTATTTAGAGACAGCGAATTAAATAATGAAGCACTTTTAGGGTTGCATAGTCAAACATCACTACCATCTGTATTAGTAAGCCCATCAATGTCTTTTGGTATAGATTTAAAAGATGATTTAGCTAGATTTCAAATCATAATAAAAGCAGCATATTTACCTTTAGGTGATAATAGAGTAAAAAAACTTTTTGAAACTGATAAAACTTGGTACGTTGATAAAATGCTTTATAACTTAGTACAAGCTTGTGGCAGAGGCACAAGAAGTAAAGATGATTATTGTGTTACTTATATATTAGATGGCAATATATTTGATGCTGTTATAGCTAATAAAAATAAATTACCTCAGCACTTTATCGATAGATTTGTGTAAATATTGTGTGGTTACATTTAAAAATCATATTAAAAAATTAGGGTTACTTGCTGGATTAGCAATGGCTACCCCTGCTGCTAAAGCAAATCCAGACGAGTTATTTAAACTTATTTCTAGGCATGAAGGTATTAGAAACCAAATTTATAAAGATTCTTTTGGTAATCCTACAATAGGAATTGGATTTAATTTAAGTGATCCAAATAATCGTCGAATACTACAACAGTTAAATATTTCTGAATTAGATTTAAGAAATGGCTTAACAGATCATCAAATAAAGCAAATATTTGATATTAGCTTAAAACAAGCTATTATAGATGCTAAAAAATTTATACCAAATTTATACACTTTACCGACTAATGTGCAAAAAGCTTTAATTGACATGTCTTTTAATCTTGGATATGTCAAGTTAAGTAAATTTATTAATGTTAAAAAAGCTTTGGAGCAGAGAGATTTTAATAAAGCAGCTCAAGAAATGTTAAATAGTAATTGGGCAAGACAAGTTGGTAATAGAGCTACTGAATTATCAAATATGGTTAAGAACGCTTCTTAACTCTCTTTCTAATTTTTGGCATCGGAAATATAGCAGTATTCATTTTTGGATTTAATCTATCTCCCATAAAACCGCTATGAGCTGCAACATTTTGATTTTTATTAAAAATCGGGTTTTGTTGACCATAGTTTTGAGCATTTGGCGCTTTTACTCTTCGTTTAGTATCAAAAGGAGCATACCTATCCTCTTTTAATAATAACTTTACGAGCTCATTGAATTTCATATAAATTATTTATGATAACTATCACTTTTAATAAAATTTTCCTTAGCCCATAATGGCTGTAAATTTATATAATGATTAGCTTCCATAATATTATTTAAATTATACTTTTCCAAGTTAGCTAAACGTCGTTCCCTATCATATATTCTCCGTTCACTTTTTGTCATTTAAACTAATATTTATTGAATTATTAATAAGTTACATTATAATCTTTTATAAAATGAAAAGCAAATCAAAAAAATTGGTGTGCATTTTAACAGGAAAGAGCACACTTTTTTCTGGAGAGTATCTTAGTAAAAAAATTGAAGAATATGGTTCTGAAGAGAATTTAGATAAATTATATATTTGTAAAGAGGCGAAAGCTTTCCTTAAAAAGGGCTATAGTTTTATTGAAACAAGAAAATTATTAAATGTTGCCGAAGATGAAGATTTACCTAACAAAGATATAATTGATTTAATTGAAAAAGATTATCAAAAAGGTTTTAAGATAAATGATACTGCAAACGAGATTGCAAACGCAACATCATTTACTTACAATAAATCTGATCCTGACGTTGAAGTGTTTATTAACACATTTATAATAGGATTAAATAAGAAATGAATACATTATATTCAATGACAGTTCGAGGAAGAAACTCACTTGCAATTTTTAACGCAAGCACAGGACACGTAATAAAGCTTATTACTGTAGATGGTGATATAGTAGGAAGCCCTAACGTATCTGGAGATACTGGACTAGTTAATGTTATCAAAAATGGTAGCAGTAAAACCTACGTTTATAACTTAACCAACGGCACAGTTAAAAAGATTTTTAATACATGATCGATCTGGATTTAATTAATGTACCTGTAAATTTTCTAGGGAATGAAGAACCAAAATTTATTTGCTTAGAAAAAAAAGATTATCCAAAACTATTTTTAGGTTTTTTAATTAAAAATCAATATGACAATAAACGGCTGTATATTAATCCAAAATATAATCCCTTAAGAGTTTGTCATCTTGATTGTAAAAATCAAAATATGACAGGTTTGTTTGGCATTTTTCTCAAGCCAAATAAAAATATTACAAAAGTAATAGATACATTAATTTCCCAGGAAAAAACTAATAATATCAATCTTCTCGTATATAATAATATTTTAAGTCAACATGGTTTGTCTTGTAAAGAAACGTACGGCTATTTTAAGCACGGTCTATACCCAATCGATTTTGAAAATTTAAAAAATGTTTGTGAAGATAGTTTTAATTCGGATAAAAAAATATTTCAACATTTACTATCTTTAGATGAAAAAGTTTTTGATTTTCAAAAATTTGCATCTTTAAAATTATTTATTTTGACCTCGTAACCATTCGTTGGTATTAAATAATTTTCCAACAATTTATGAGCATAAAAGCCTTATCAGATTATACTATCTATGCAAAGTATGCAAGATATACTCCAGAAAAAAAGCGTCGTGAATCATGGGATGAAATGATTGAACGCGTTTTTAAAATGCATGAAGAAAGATTTAAAAAGCATATTTCTTTAAGTGCAGAGCTAAAAACAGAAATAGATTTTGCAAAGCAACAAGTTAAGAAAAAAAGAGTGTTAGGAGCACAAAGAGCACTTCAATTTGGAGGTGAACCTATATTCAAGCATAATGCAAAAATTTTTAATTGCTCTTTTGGTTATATTGATCGTGTAAGAGCATTTCAGGAAGTAATGTATTTATTACTGTGTGGCTGTGGTGTTGGTTTTAGTGTTCAACATAAACATGTATCTAAACTTCCTGGTATTGCAAAGCCAACAAAAGGTGTTAAAATTTTTAAACCAGAAGATAGTATTGAAGGGTGGGCTGATTGTGTAAGTGTTTTATTTTCTTCGTATTTTACAGAAGGGAATACTGCACCTGAATATAAAGGATGCACTGTTTCCTTTGATTTTTCAAATATTCGACCTGAAGGTTCATTAATTGCTGGTCAATTTAAAGCTCCTGGTCATGTAGGGTTAGCTGCATCTTTACAAAAAGTAATTAGTGTTATCGAAAATCGTTTAGCACTAAATGAAAATAAATTACATGCAATTGATGTATATGATTCAATAATGCATTTTAGTAACGCTGTTTTAAGTGGAGGTGTCCGTCGCTCTGCAACTATTTGTTTATTTAGTAAAGATGACGATGAAATGATGTCAGCTAAAACAGGTGATTGGTATATTAAAAATCCTCAAAGAGGTAGAAGCAATAATTCTGTCTTACTTGTAAAAGATAAAATTACAAAAGACGAGTTTAGTAAAATTATTCAAAGTACTAAACAATTTGGTGAACCGGGTTTTGTTTTTGCTGATAATGAAGATTGTGGATATAATCCTTGTGTTGAGATTGGTTTATTTCCTCAAACAGTTGATGGTAAATCTGGCTTCCATTTTTGTAATTTAACTGAAATTAATGGCAAGTTCTGTGATACAGAAGAGAAATTTTTACAAGCGTGTCGAGCATCAGCTGTAATAGGTACACTTCAAGCAGCTTATACAGATTTTGTTTATTTGTCACCAGAAACAAAAGAAATAACTGATAGAGAAGCTTTACTTGGGTGTTCTATCACAGGTATAATGGATAACCCGGATATTTTACTTAATCCGGAAATTCAAAAGAAAGGAGCTAATGAAATTAGAAAAATTAATAAAAAAATTGCTAAATTAATTGGTATAAATCCAAGTGCTCGCACAACTTGTGTTAAACCTGCTGGTAGTACGAGTTGTGTATTGGGCACTGCATCAGGTATTCATCCACACCATGCAAAACGATATATGCGCAGAGTTCAAGCT